GTTATCCCCGACGTCTCTCCTGAAGATCAGGCCCGCGTTCGCGAGCTGCTGTCTCGTTTTGACGACGGCGACCTGTTGATGACGATGCTTGGAGTGAAGCTTGAAGAAGACGAGAGTAGAGACGGCGGCGATCGCGCTTCGCTCGTATCTTGATCGATGCGGAGTGAAGCTCGACGAGACGGAAGTCCTCGAGGCGACGTTGGTGACGTTAATGGCTGGTGACATCTACCTGGACGCCGAGCTGTCGATCGAGTCGACAACTCGACTTTTGAACGGGCTCCGTATCTCGGAGCCAAACGTGGTGGCCCCGGTCGATCCAGCCCACCTGATATAATAGTGCTAACGCCCGGTACGGAGCCCGGGAAACGACGAAAGGACACCGCACGTGAACACGACCTCACCAAATGACGTGGTAGGCAAGGCAGCCTACTTCGAATTCCGCAAGGCCGGCTGGACCGTTCAGATGATCTTCATGCCGGATGGCCACACCCCGATCGGCGCCTACGTGCCGTTCACTGCATACCGCCGGCAGATCAGTGCCGACGCACCGCGCAAGTCCTGGAAGACCATGAGCGCGGTTTCCGAACCCTGGCACGGAGCTCGCCCTCCGGTGGCAGATGACTCCGCAAACATGTTCGGGCTCTCACGCTTCGAGTTCGCCGACTCTGGACTCATGAACCTGTCCAGTCGCGGCTGGAAGCTTTACAAGCAGCCCGTCATTGTCGAGGTCACCTCGCAGGACATGGACGACGTCCGCGTCGGCAAGACGCCTTACAAGGTCATTGCGCGAATCACGCGCAGTCGACGCGTGCTCGGCTTCGGCGAGGAGCTGTTCGCTCAGCCCGCCTGATATAATAGCACTAGCACCACTTACCAGCCAACGACGAAAAGGACGTGATCAACATGGCTCTTCCCAGCGAGATCTACTCCTCCCTCATGGAGGATGAATCACTCGAGATTCGCGATGTCATCGCGGCGATCGGAACGCAGTCTGCCAACTCCACGCTGGACTCTTACCTCGATAAGATGATCCAGCCACAGGGACGCGTGACCAAGCGTGCCTCGACCAAGAAGGCTCCCGCTGTGATCAACGCCGACGCGCTTACCGGCAGCGAGAAGTACATTCGCCCGAACGGCGACGAATACTACACTCGCAAGTGGGGCGAGCACGACGACGTTGAGGTTCTGCGCAAGGCGCGCGAGGCCATGCAGTTCGTGCTGCTGTACGGCGCGCCTGGCTGCGGCAAGACCGCACTGGTCGAGGCAGCCTTCGACAACGTCATCACGCTGCTCGGCTCCGGCGACACCGAGGTCGCCGACCTGGTCGGCGGATACGTGCAGACACCCTCCGGCGGTTTCGCCTGGGAGGACGGCCCGCTTCTGCGCGCGGCCTCCGAGGGCAAGCCCTTCCTCATCGATGAGATTGGTCTCATCGACCCCAAGGTGTTGTCGATCGTGTACGGCCTCATGGACGGCCGCCGTGAGTACAACGTCACTGCCAACCCTGAGCGCGGCACGGTTCATGCTGTCGACGGCTTCTACGTCATCGCCGCCACCAATCCGAACGCCCCGGGTGTTCGACTGTCCGAGGCTCTGCTTTCCCGCTTCACGATCCAGGTTGAGATGACCACCGACTGGGGACTCGCGCGTAAACTCGGCGTCCCCACGCAGATCGTGACCGCGGCGCAGAACCTGAGCAAGAAGCAGCAGTCCTCGGAGGTGAGCTGGGCTCCGCAGATGCGCGAGCTTCTTGCCTTCCGGGATCTGTCCACGATGTTCGGCACGAAGTTTGCGATCGCGAATCTCTTGGCCGCCGCTCCAGAGATGGACCGCCCAGTTGTCGCCGACGTCTTTACCAGGGTCTTCGGTGATGAGTGCCGGCCGGCAAAGATCTGAGGCATGCGCATTGGCGATAGAATTGCCTTATGGCATGCGTCTACGTTCTAGCTTCTTCGGCTGACTTAGAGAGCATTCGCTATGTCGGTCGAAGCAAGCACGACGACCCAAGCAGCAGATTGAAAGAGCACCTTTGGAAAGCTAAGAAGGGTTGCTCGTATCACGTCTATAACTGGATACGGGAAGTGCAAGACGCGGGACATTCAATCGTTGCGTCTGCTGTAGTCTCTGAGTTAAGCTGGCAGGAATCTGCAACAGTCGAGTCTAAGCTTATTCAAGAGCTACGGCAGGCAGGGGTCGACCTGACGAACATGACAGATGGAGGAGAAGGTTCTATCGGTGTAGTTCGATCAGCAGAGTACAGGGAAAAGCTTAGTAAGTCTCATAAAGGAAAAGTCTTTAGCGAAGAGCACAAAAAGAAGCTTGGCGAAGTCTGGAAAGGACGAAGCCATTCGGAAGAGACGAAGCGACGCATATCTGAAAGCCAAAAAGGAAGAGTCTTCAGTGAAGAGAGCCGTCTGAAGATGTCAATGGCAGCAAGAAAACGTCGCAAGTCGTCTGATTAATGTTGGTATCTCTGGTTCGTCGTTCCAGAGCTGCCGACCCGCGAAGATCTAGCCTCCGGTATCTTCGCGCGGAGGGGCGCCGATTGCCATGGCTGGTCGATCGGCGCCTCTCCACCCCGCCTGATATAATAGTGCCACGGACGGAAACACCAACGACGAAAGGACACGGACATGGCGCACATCAAGTACTCCTCCACACGCGCCGAGGCGACGCCACATGAGTGGCTGAGGACAGGCGCTCAGCTCGGCGACCTGGTGAATACCTGGGCCGGACGCAGCGACCTGGTCGCGTACGTCGGACCTGGCGCCGGCGGACCAGCGCCCGCATGCTATTCACCCAAGCTTGCCGAGGTCGAGGTCAACGTCGACATCGCCTTCGGCAACATCTCGCCCGAGCTCATCGGCGATCTTCGCGAGCGCGACGTTCAGTTCGAGTGGCCGCGTGCAGCCGGCGCCATCTTCCACGAGGCGCTGCATGCTCGCTACTCACGCTGGAACCTCGACACGGCAATCGCCGAGCTCCCCGGAAAGGTCTTCCAGGCGCTGACGCTGCTCGAGGAGTCCCGCATTGAAGCGTGGGGCGTTCGCGAGGTCCCGAGCAATCGCGCGTTCCTGCGCGCCTGCGCGCTCGACATCGTCCTCGCTGACATTCGCGAGAACACCGACGCTCAGCTCGACGTCTGGAACGCGGCGCACCTCGCAGGTTTACTGCACGCCCGGATCGACGCCGGCGTCCTCGAGCATGAAGACGTTGAAGAGGTCGTGCGCGTAGTCGACGACTTCCTTGGCGCGGAGCTCGTCGCCAACCTGCGCGAGCTTTGGCGCACGTACCAGTCGCACGCCAATCACTACAACGTCGAGAGCATGTACGGCCTCGCCTACCGCTGGGTCGAGCTTCTTCAGGAGCGCGCCAAGGAGACCGGCGAGTCCGGAACGCCCGGAGGTTCGAAGGCAGACGAGAACGGTGAGCCCGGCGAGTCCGGTGAAGCTGGCGGGAGCTCAGGCTCCGGCACGGACGAGTCCGGTGAGGGCGAGGGCACTGGCTCTGGCATCTCGATGGAGGACGTGCTCGACGCGCTCGAGGACATGCGCGAGATGGTCGCGATCATGTCTGCCGAGGACATCGCCGATCAGCAGACTGCAGAGGAATGGGAGCGCGAGGTCAAGGACCGCGGCACCGCAGCTCGCGAGATGAAGGAGCACCAGGACACCGCGGCACGGACGTTCGCGAAGGGCACCGGCCCTTCCGCGTCGACAACGTCGAAGTCACGGCTTGCCGCGACCCGTGCACCGTCCGGTCCCGAACGCGCTGCTGCAGTCAAGGTTGCGCAGATGCTCGAGAAGGCAAAGTACCGCGAGCGCGACGAGGTCGAGATTCACTCGGTGCTCCCTCCCGGTCGACTGCGCACGCGCGCAATGGTGCAGGGCGCTGCGCTAAAGTCGAAGGGCATCCGCGCAGAGGTCGAACCCTGGCGTCGCACAGCGCGCAAGCACACCGACGACCCGACGCTCAACATCGGCGTGATGGTTGACATCTCAGGGTCGATGGGCTCGGCGATGGAGCCGATGGCAGTCACGGCGTGGGTCATGTCCGAGGCGGCGCGTCGAATCCAGGCGCGCGCGGCGATGGTGTACTACGGCAGCGGCGTGTTTCCGACGCTGAAGCCCGGGCAGCATCTGTCCGAGGTGCACGTGTACACTGCGCCGGACGGCACGGAGCGCTTCGACGAAGCTTTCAAGGTGCTGGATGGCGGCCTCAACTTGTTGCACGGCACGGGTGCGCGTCTGCTCGTCATCGTGAGCGACGGGTGCTACACGCCGCAGGAGACGCGCAACGCCAGCAAGTGGATGAAGCGGCTCGACGCCGCGGGCGTTGCAGTGCTGTGGCTGCCGTTCGATTCTGACTACTACGCCAAGGAGATCATCGGCACGGCAAGCGCGGCGATCATCCCGGGCTACCTCGATCCGGCGAAGGCCGCGACCGAGATCGGCACGGCGGCAGCTCGCCAGCTCACCAACGCGGGCACGCGGCGCGCCGCATAGACACCGGCACGGAGAGGGGCGGTTGTTTCGTCCGTCCTTTCGTCCCGTCCCTCTCCGGGCCGGCCTCCCTGATATAATAGTTCCAACGACGGAACGACAGGAGGAAACCGAATGAGCAACTACCCGCCGGGCGTCACCGGTAGCGAGTGGCAGATCGCCGGTCCGTACGCGGAGACCGAGGAGACCCTCGAATGCCCCGAGTGCGAGAAGCCAACCCTGCACGTGGTCACGACGCTGCACCGATACGACGATGTGGACTCCTGCGTGTGCATGGTGTGCGAGTACGAGTGGAACCGGAAGGTCGATTCACCCGAGGACTACACGGATCCGTACGACTCCTGGCGCGACGGGCCTGCCTGATATAATAGTTTCAACGCACCAACGACGAAAGGACACCTCATGACTGACACCGTCACCGCCAACTGCGTCGCCTGCTCAGGCGAAGGGTACGTCGAGGCTGGCGATCGCACCAACCCGTACAGCGGCCTCGCCGAGGCATTCGTCAGAGAATGCCCCTGCGTCGACCCCACCGATGAGATCGGATGGCGCTCGGCCGTGCTCGTTGCCAGCATCTGGGGCGACCTGCCTAAGCTCGAGGGCTTCTACCACGAGACCGGAGACTTCGAGGCGACCCTCGACCTGTGGGAAGCGTACGAGATCAGGTGCCTTCAAGGCGCCTGATATAATAGTACTACGCCAACGACGAAGGGACACGGAAATGGCAAAGGCAACGCAGTACACGTACACTACGATCGAGCAGGCGCGTGAAGCCCTCCGCGACTGCGAGCACGACGTCGCCGCCGAGTACGGCGAGGACATGATCCGCGAGGCGATCCAGGACATCATCTCCCAGCTCGCCAGCGACTGCGACCCGGAGTTCCGCGCGCAGTTCCGTCGTGAGGCGTGCGAGAGGTGGTGGTGACCGTGGGCAGCTGCGGGTGCGCCTGCAGCTCCGGTGGCTTCTGTGGAGGCTGCGGTCATCGAGGGTGCGGCGGCAGACGCCGCTAACACAGACCCCGGCGCGCCGGGAGCATGCGACCCGCCGTTTCCCCCGACGGCATCGACTCGCTCTCCCGGTGCGCCGGCCTGATATAATAGTACTACGTCAACGACGAGGCCAACGACGAAAGGACACGGCAATGGCACAGCGTTCTACGAAGTACATGTACACCGACGTCAACGACGCGCTGCACGCGCTTCGCGCTGCCGAGCAGGATGTCGCCGCCGACTATGGCGAGGACATGGTCGAGGAAGGCTACTCCGACTTGGTCGAAGGCATTGCCTTTGATTGCTCCCCGCAGGTCCGCAAGGAGTTCCTTGCGCGGACGAGAGGGTGGTGATCGCAGTGGGATTCTTCAGCCAGGACTGCATCGAATGCGGCGACAGCATCGTTGCGCCATACGACGTGCCGGATGGCATGGCATGGCAGAATCACGCGGTGGTCATCACGCCGCGCGATAACATCAAGACCGGCGTCTACGACGGCTACGGCAGCGTCGGCGATGAAGGCAGCGACGGCATGGGTAGCTACGACATCGGCATGGACAACACGGTCTACCACCGACTGTGCTGGGAAGCTGCCGGCAGCCCGATGCGCTATCGCGGTCCCAGCTCGCACGCGCACGACCAAGGTTACTTCTACGAGCGAACCGTCGACACCTGCGCGCGGCGCTGGATCACCGTTCCCTAGCGGAAAGTCGACGGGCCGGGCGTTCACCTTCCCCTGTGAACCCCGGCCCGTCGACTTGCTAAGCCGCGCTGCCGGCGCGCCTGCGCTGCGGCCCACGGTGCGCGCGGTCACGGATATCTCCACCGCCCTGAGCAATCATCTTTCGCGCGGTCGGATAGCTAACGCCGATCTCGTGCGCGACGTCATTCACTGATAGCCCGCTGCGGTATAGCTGGGCAGCCTTTCCAGGTGCCGCGGTCTTCTTCATTCGAGTCCGTGTTGCGCGAGGCCGTATGTCGTCGCTGCGAAGCTCGGTTGTTCGAACCTCGCTCTGTGTGACGCGCGGTTCGGTGCGCATTTCCGAAATGGCTTCGGCGATAAGACCGATCGCCTTGGTGAGATTCGATTCAGCTGTCGTTGCCATTGCGTCCTTCTTTCTCTATGTCGACGAGCTTATGCCCGCCCTTGCAGTTTCGATTCTACCTACACCATAGAAAGCTGGTAACCCTTCAAATGGTCAATGACCGGTCTAGGTCAAGGGGGGGGGGGGGTATTCCGCGGCAACAGGCACCTGATATAATAGTACTATCGAGGCGCCGAGAAGGGGCTCCTCAAGAGACGAAGGGAAGTAGTCGAATGACTAGCACCGTAGTTACCAAGACGACCGAGGTCGTCATTTCCACCCCGACCGTCGAGCTCGATCAGACGGACGCCGCGCAGCTCATCGCGCGGTTTACTGCCGCCAAGGCGGCAATGAAGGTGCTCGAGGGCGAGAAGGAGGCAGCCGAGGCTGCCCTCCGTGAGCTCCTCGGCGACGCCGAGGTCGGCACCATTGCCGGCGTCGAGCGCGTGCGGATCGCCCAGCGCAACCGCAGCAACATCGACCGCAAGGTCTTGCAGTCCGCATTCCCCGAGGCCTACCAGGCCTCGCTGTACGAGTCGCCCTACACGGTGCTCATCGCCAAGTAGGCCTAGCTGTCCGTGCACCCTGCCTCGCGCATTGAGGCAGGGCGCACGGATCGCGCGCGGCGGTCATCTCTCCGGTAAGGGCAGGTAGCAACACAGGGAGAGTAGCTACCTCAACCGTCACCCCGCGCGTCAGGCTTGCCTGATATAATAGTGCCAACGACGAACAACGGGAGGACGCAATGCGGTACAGGCTCACGGCGGTAAGCGGCCGGCATCAGCGCAGCGCGAAGATCGTCGCGGACGACTCGTTCGACGCGACGATGCAGGCGATCGAGATCGTTCTTGATCGAGCGCACAAGTCTCCGAGCGGCCCGTGGGCTCTCGGTCGAATCGAGCTTCGCGACACGAGCGGGAGTCTCATTCACTCAATGGAAGCCAAGGCTTCCGCATGATCTATCGACTGACCTCGCGCCGGCGCGGCAAGACGTTCGTGATCTATTTCGAAGCTGACGACCTGCCTGACGCCAAAGACGCCGCCCTCGAGCTGATTCGCGGCAAGATCGCCCAGGACCCGACAGGCGAATGGTTCGACGGCAAGATTAGAGTCTTCAACACTGCGGGCGAACCGGTATTCTCCGTTCGGAACCTGGAGGTAGTCGACGCATGACAGTTATGGCACGCCCGGTTCAAGCTTTTGACTTAGGTGTCGGCGACGCGATCCTCATGCCACTCGAGCACGGAGGCGAGCTTCTCATGGTCGCGGCAGCGATTATTCGCACAGGCGTCGACGAGCTTCTCGTTGAGTTCGAGGAGACGGACGTCCCCGGAGCTCCAGTCTCAATGAGCTTCGTGTTCGCGGATGAGCTTTGTATTGAGGAGCGTTTTTGTCGAGCTTCGAACTGTGCGGCCTTCGCGCTCGGAGATACTCGAGCATGCGGCAAGCACCTGATATAATAGTTCTATCAGCACGGCAAACGACGAAGGGACACGGAAATGGGATACTACGTCAACATCGAGAATGTCGAGTGGCTTCTACCCGTAGTGCACGAGGACGCGGCGCTTCAGGTACTCAAGGATCTCAACGATCCCAGCAACGATCATCTCAAGCGCGGAGGCTCGTACTCCGGCGGCAAGCAGACTGCGAAGTGGTTTTCTTGGATGCCAAAGGACTATGACAAGACGGTGACAACTGTCTACGAGGTTCTCGACATGCTCGGCTTTGAGACCGAGGTTCTGCCGGAGGGCACGCGCATTCGGGCGTACGACAGCAAGACGGGCCAGGAGGACTTGTTCCTCGCCGCCATCGCGGAGTTCATTGAGCCGGGCTCGTTCATCGAGTGGCGCGGCGAGGACGGTGCGTTTTGGCGTAATGACTTCGACGGCAAGACGATGCGGACGCTCGAAGGCAGTATCAGCTACTCGGAGGTGTCGCGATGACGAATCTCTGGACATTGTTCGAGGATATCGAGAACGGCAATCTCGACAACAACCTCGATGAGATCTCTGCGGCGATCAAAAAGCGCCAGACCGCTAAGCGCACAACGCGGACCAAGGGCGACTTTGGTATCGGCCAGCGGGTTCGATTCAACTCAATGTGCGGCACGAAGTATCTCGTTGGCAGCACGGGCACGGTTGTTGGCATGCGCCGGACGAAGATCGTCGTGACGCTCGACAAGCCGATGGGTCGATTCTCGCGAATTACCTCCGATGGCACGGTCGTCTCGCCCGAGATCGTAGTCCCGGTATCGATCGTGGACCCGGAATGAGTTATCTGACGAGCTACGTCTTCTTCATCTGTGATCGCGGCGACTACGCTCGAGATCCAATGACGAATGACGCGATGGAATACGCAGTTCTCGCTGAGGCGGGGAAGACTGCGGGCGAGCTTTATTGGTGGTTGCAGAATCATCCCGAGCTCGGCAAGCGCTACGAGCTGTGGACTCGGAACATGATCCTCGGCATCGTCGATACGTCGACCGGCGAGATTCTCTGGACTGCAACACCAGCTCTGTCTTCCTGACCTTCTTGACTTTCGAACTCGAGTACCTGATATAATTGATCTATTAGGTACCAAGGACGGAAGGACAGAATGATGATTAGTAAAGACACCAAGAAGACTCTAGACCGAGTCTTTCAGAATGCACCTCAGGTCAACTTCCACCTCCTGGCAGAGGATTCCTCAGTAGTTACCGACTTCCTTAGGCCAGATGAAGTAATCCTCCCAGAGCAGGCTAAGGCACTCCCCCAGGGCACGGTGGCATTGGCAACCGGCCCATCCATTCAAGGGTATGAAACTAACAACTACATCATCAGAACTCCAGATGGCACCTACTACCTGGCAGCAGAGGATGAAGAAATCATCCCCATTGTGGATGATACTTCCAATCTCCGGGAAGTAGATATTTATGATCCCACAGGCAGCAAGTATCTCTACACTTCATACCTCACCATGGGATCCTACCTCCTCTACCTTCTTCAGGTTCAGGATGATTACTACATGGGCTCCTTTGAACTCTTCACCCAGGAAGATGCGGACAGGTATCCACTCTAGTCTTCAAGGTCCCTGGGCTCCGGGCATCCGGAGTCCAGGGCTCCTGGCTCACCTGATATAATAGTACTAACAGCCCGGCACGCCGGGAAACGACGGAAGACGAGATGAGGTGAACAGATGACGACGACAGTAGCCGAGAAGAAGCCGCGGTGGAAGCCGTGGACGCGGGTCGAGCAGCCGGGAGTGGTTGCCAAGGGCGTGAAGCTGCCTAGCGGGTATACGCCTGCCTACTTCCGCAAGCGCGCGAGCCTTGCGGTCCTCCGCGCGAATGATTGCTCGCACTACCTGATCTTCAACACGTCGACCGGCGCAAGCATGGTCGCGACGACGTGTAAGGTCGCAAGCGAGACGATGTCGCAGATCCGGAAGGGCGAGCTCAAGCTCGAGGCCGCGTGACGTGAACAAGCAGAGCGGGGTTGCGGTAAACGCAGCCCCGCTTTGCTTATGTTGTTGCCCTGCCATGATATAATGGATATAACGACGAAACGAAAGGGGCAAATCAAAAATGCCAACCGAAACCAGCAACTACGTGCTCGTCGAAAATCCGAACGATTACTACACCTTCACTGCCAACTTCACCATCGACGACATCGACAATGCCGACGACTTCTGCGCCGTCCTCGTCGTCTCCGACAACGACGACCCGTTCTGCGAAAACTGCGACGAGCCCTTCACGAACGACAACTTCCCCGTCTACGTCGAATCGCACAACCTCACCATTCACATCAACGACCTGCCGGCTCACACCGCCGATCGCGTCCGCGCACTCCGCGCATAGCCCGCCGCTCTGCGCGGCCCTAACCGGCCGCGCAGCTCGCGGCCTTTCTGTCGCCCTCGCTTGATATAATAGTACTAACAACGACGAAAGGGCACGAAAAATGACGAAGACCTTCAACCTCGACATCGCGAATGACGATGGCATCGGTGCGGCGGTTGCATCTCTGCGCGACGCGGTGCCCGCTGCAAAGCTGACGGTTCGCGAGGAGGTCAGCGCGTCCGGATGGCCGAACGCGGATATCGAAGTTAGCGATGAGGACGTGACGCGGTTCGCAGCGTGGTACGGAATGTCAGTCGACGAGATTCTAGAGTACGTCGTCGAATAATCAAAGACCTTAGGGAAGGGCCGGCGCTTGTCGGCCCTTCCTGATATAATAGCACCATACCGCAAAGCGCGGATACGAAAAGACGAAAGGGCAGTCCACATGCCGAAGAATGACTTCGACAGCAAGCTGTCGATTCTCAAGTCTGCTCATCACCGAAACGGAATTGGCGGAGCGCCGTTCAAGGTTGCGGTTGTCGCAGATCCCGAGGAAGACGACGTCAAGCTCGTCATCATGTTCGAAGAAAAGTGGCACACAGCTGTTCTCTCGCTCGCACAGCTTCAGGAGAACGGAAACATCGAGTTCGGTGAGAACTCCTGGCGCGGTGATTACTACGAGGTTCACCTGCGCGACCAGCTCTTTCCGAAGGAGGAAGAGCTGTGAGCAGCGCGCAGGAGATCTCCGCAGCTCTCGAAGAAGCATTGCGTGCTCTACGCGATGTTGCGGGCCTCGATCCGACACGCCCATCGCAAAACCCGAGTGACAAGGTCGCGCGACGAAGCCTTGAGCGCATTTCGCAGCTTATCGAACGCGACGTCGCATCGCCAGGGCGCACTCCGCGTCCAGGCGAGCACACGGACTACCCTCCGTTGCTCTCCGACTCACCGAACTACTATTGAAACGAGGCAATGATGGATACTCGAGTTATGAACACCGAAGAGTTGCTCGCTACAATTCGACACGGAATCGATCTTGACCTAAACCGACAAGCAAACCTCGACGCGGTAAAGAAGAGTATCGACCCTGACGGGCAGCACGTTCTTCTTATGCTGCTACCGTTTCACTCCAGCTTCCGTAATCTGCCCGACCATCATCGAGTTGAAGTCTACATGAAGGTTGTCGACTCGATGGAGCCCGCGGTGTTCATTCTCGACGTCGCGAACTCTCGCTGGCAGGCAGCGAGGCCAGCTAAAAGCTTTGTAGACTTCTAAATAAGCTCGCTCGCTCTCTCCTCTCTGCCTGATATAATAGTACTAACGCCACCAAGGCAGCAGAGAGGAGAGAGTCATGGCGAACAAAAAGAAGCCGGCGCTGGTAACTCCCTCCGCGCGCGGTATCAGCGTCATCAACCGCGTCATAACCAAGTACCAGCATCGAACAACAAAGCGACGTCGTTCTCGCGGAGACAAGCGCCGCGCGGCCATCAATGATTCACGGGGAGAGTGACATGAACAAAGAGCGCATGCAAGACGTCGGCTACAGCATCAAGAAAACGCACGGAGTCGACCGAGTCGCGGATGCGGCAGGCGTCAACCCGCGCGTCGTGCTCAAGTTCTGCAACGACTACACAAAAGTCACCATGCGTGAGCTCGATCGCATCGTGCGCGCGGTTGACGAGCTTGAAAGCGGCACGACATGATTCACCCGAGCATGAAACCGTCCTCAATGGCATTCGGGCAGTTCACTGCATCGTTGCTAAGCGCGGAACTGCATGAGAACGCTACCTACTACACATTTCTCTTCGACACAGGTGCCAGCGGGGCATCAGTCAAGCTGGCATCGCGTGCAACCGATGCCGAGCTCAGCAGCGACACCGTTTTTTCATACGAGTGGGAACACTGGGATCTTGTCGCGCACGGCAATGGGTACGGTGGCACAGGCACCGCGCTCTTCAGCGTACCGATCGGCGTCGCCATAACCGGACTGCTCGAGGCGCGCGGGTTCTGGAGCGACGAGTTCGATCTACCCCGCCCTGACAACGCCACCGTGATGCAAGCAATGACCATGTCCTGGGCAGTGGATCTTCTGACCACTGAACCTAACGCATACGAGTATCACTTTTTCGACGACGAGGTCTGGATCTATGCAAAGTCTCGATCACTTCATATCTCCCAAGCCGGCGCGGATCTTGACGAGCTATACCAGCTCGAATTGCGCGGAGGAGCTGGGATCGAGACACGGTACGTCGCCAACCATATGGACCTCGCCGCCGAGACTCGGCGCATGATTCGAGCGGTCTAGTACTCCAGCCCCTGGATAGAATACCAGCATGACAACGCTGGCGGCTGTGCAGGGATCGGGTTGGGTAGTCTTCGGCGTCGACTCCCGCGTTGTTGAGGAGCGCGGACGCACATTCACGCTACCAGCAAACCAGTCCAAGCTCGTGCGCAAAGGCCCGTACATCATGAGCGCGGCCGGCGATCTTCGCGCGGTAAATCTACTCGAGCACGTCTTCGAGCCTCCGGACCCCGCCGATCTCACAGGTCGAAAGCTGGATCGCTTCATCTCAGCAGTATTTCTGCCCGAGCTCAAGGACTGCCTCGAGCAAGCCGGGTACGCCAAGGATGGACAGCTTGGATCTGTTATCTTCGTCTGTGTCAACGGCGTTGGATACGAGTTTGGCGAGGATTACAGCTATATGCGTGACGCAAGCGGAATGTATGCATGCGGGTCAGGCGGAGACTACGCGCTGGGCGCGCTTCACGCTCTCATCGAAGACTCGATCGAGACTCGAGACGTTGATACGGCCAAGGCCGCGGTGAAGTACGCGCTTGGCATCGCGACCAAACTTGACAACGGAACAGCACCGCCGCATAACGTGGTTGTGCAGTATTCCAACTAGAACTTGATATAATCTACCTAACGCAACGACGAAAGGACGAAAGGAGGTAGCGCCATGAACCATACGTACGTCAACGTGTTCACCGCATCCGGCGAATGGCTTGGCATGTTCATGAGCGATGAGCTAGCGCGCGACTGGCTTAAGAAGACGAAAAAAGACGAAACGACTCACGAGGTGGTGCCGGTTGGCAAGCGCGAAGCGCGTGCAGCCAAGGCTCCCGCGTGAGAGTCGGCGACGTCTGCTTTCACTTCGAGCTCGACGTCACCGAAGAAGGCAACGTCGTCTGCTTTACTTGCGGCAGGCCCTTCTGCGCTGTTCCGAGCTGCCCGCTGCTTGCGGACTACATCTCAGAAGGCAAGCTAGCGTACTGCTCAGAACGTATTCTCGCCGACGAGCCGCAAAGCGAAGGCTCCCGCTATGAGCAAGAAAAAGTCTGAGTCTTCAGAAGACTACAAGGGACCAAGAACTCCTATTCGCCTTCGCGCACGATGCGGGTTCTGCATGGGCGCGCCGCTTGATCACGAAGATCACAAAAAATGCAAGCGTGAAATTCCTTGGTACGAAAAGCTATGGGTCTGCGCTTGTCCATGCGCGGACAGCCACTGGGAGAAAGTAGCGAAGCATGACGACAAAGACAAAGCCGAGAGGCCTGCCGGCGAAGATAGTAGCGAATCACCTGAAGCTAGCGATGAGGCAGGGAGCTAGCTTCAAGGACGTCGAGGCCAGCTCCGGAGTCTGCGAACGCACAATTCGCTACGTCCTTGCAGCTCCGCCCGATCGCGTCGTGTACCGGCGTACAGCTTCACGGTTGATGTCCGTGCCGTTGCTGCCAGCTAGTAAGAGAATGGTTTCCGGGCACGGAACACGGCGACGAATCGAAGCTCTAGCTCTTCTTGGCTGGACGCGCGGTGAAATCGCTGAGCGAACCGGACTATCGAAATCTACGCTGCGCCCCGTGAACATGCGGCGCAAGGTTTACCAGAGCACTGCGAGCGCGGTCGCTCGAGTCTATGACGAGCTCTACCTTCAACCTCGCAGCGGCTGGCAGGCGGAGCGGATCATCAAAATCTCTCGAGAGCTGGGCTACGTCCCAGGGTGGGCGTGGAAAGCCGGAGACATTGATAAGCTCTCAGCTCAGCCGGATCTTTCGCTGATTGAGAACAAAGCCTGGCGCAAGGCTGTACAGAACCGTATCTACCCGATATAATAAATACGTACGAACGACACAAGGAGGCAATGATGAACGAGATTCGACTCACACGGCGCGGCAAGATCGCTGCGGTTATTGCCGCCGGTGCGCTCGTGGTTAGTATCAACGCACTCGCCTGGGGCAAGGGTGTCGCCTGCGACTGGCGCGGAAGCGTCGAGGCATGCTCGGTTCAGGCACTGCCGACCGCGGAGTAGCTGATGCCTTTCTACACGTATCGGCAAAACAACTCCGGCGGCAGCTTTAGCGCACCCGCCGTCGCCGTCATCGTGTCTGCACCAAGCGCGGCACAGGCAAATGTAGCTGCGCAAGACGTAGGTGTCTATTTCGACGAGAGCTTCGAGATCGACTGCGAATGCTGCGGCACTCGTTGGAGCGAGCTTGACGACGCCTGGGACAAAGGTTTTGCAACGTTTGAAGACGCCTGCGACGATGTCGGGCTTAGCCGCATGTCTAAGTATCGGGAACTGTACGGCGACGTCATTCCCGTCATGCTTATCAAAATAGAAACTGAAGACGCATGAATACAACACAATCTTCGGCAGGAGCTCAGCTACTTGTCGAGGCTAGCCAGCTTCTCTCTAGAGCTCGAGCTGAGCTGGCAGCAGCACCACAACAACAAACAACAGAACGACACTCCGAGGAGAATACGCACATGGATACCACATCCACCACTACGGCGTCTGCTTCGCAGGCCGCCGCGCTCTACACATCCGGCAAGTCAGTCGTCGAGGTTGCATCCGAGCTTGGTGTCACCTACGGCAAGGCTCGCAAGCTCATCAACGAGTCTGGCACGCCGATTCGCGATGCCAGCTCGCGGTTGAAGGGTCGCACGCGCAAGCCGGCGACCGGCGAGGTTAGCTAGGTGCGCTCGCGTGTAGCCTGGTTCCCGATCATCTCGGTCGCTCTATTGACCGTGGGTCTACTGATTCTCGGCTTCGCAGGAGCTGATCGATCCTGGCTCGGCGCGGGTTTCATTCTCGCGGGAGGAGCCGCCGCGGTCCTCTCACTTCGAGAGGGCTAGCTAGCTCAACAGCTCGAGGAAATAGCGCCAATGAATCTAATTCATTGGCGCTATTTCTATGATTTGGCACCGAGTACTCGAGTTATATGGTATAATAGAACTATCAACAAGGAACCACCACCAAGGAGGACAAAGTGACAACCACCACGGAAACCAAAGAGGTCTACTTCTACCAGAGCACTGTCCCCACCAGGACACGGGTAGACTTCAGCAATCCTCTCCATGTAGAACTCTACAACCTCATCAAGGAAGAAGAGGGTGGCAGTGGCTGGTACCTCTCAGATCCCAAGTCCCGGGCACGGGCCAATAGGCTGATGAAGAAGATCGGGTTCACCCCTATGGAGGACGGGGACAGGCTTCTCTGGTCCTCAGATCTCTTCCTTCAGAAGGCAGACCTAACAGCAGACAGGTAGCCCAGCGCGGGTACTGGGTGGCTCCGGCCACCCAGTACCCGAGTACCTGATATAATAGTACTAACGCCGAGGACGATCGGCGGAAACGACGAAACGACGGACGGAGACGAAATGAACACGAAGTGGTGCCTGCTCAAGGAGTCCGATGGGACCCGCGGAGCCAACGGCAAGAAGAAGGTGTACGAGATCGTACTCGACGGCAATGTCGTCCGCACCTCGTGGGGAATGGCCGAGAAGACCTCGCGACAGACTGCGGTCCAGGGTTTTCCCTCGGAGTTTCAGGCTCGCCAGTACGCCATCGGCAAGCAGTACGACAAGATGGCCAAGGGCTACAAGCTCGCCTACGCGGTCTAGAAAGGGAATCGAGCGTCTCGAAGCGGGGAGCTTGCCCGAAAGGGTAGGCTCTCCGCTTGAGGCGCTTAATTTCATCGAGAGCGCGCTTCAGACCGAAATTGGTCATCATGATATAATAGTACTAACGCCAGGGAGCCTGGCTAACGACGAAGGGACACCCGAAATGGCAACAATCATCACCTCAGACGTCAGCGGCCTCACTATCGACGGTCTCTCGCTTGTCACCGACGAGCAGGGCTCGATCTGGTGCGGAGAGTTCCACGCCACGCTCGGCACGGGCAAGGTCTCTGACTTCGTGTCCGAAGCTCTGGCCGCGGGTGCTCCGCTCAGCGAAATCCGCCTCTTCAATTCGGTCACGCAGGAGCTCATCATCCTCCCGCCGGCCGAGTGCGTCGCCACCATCATCTAACCCCTCAGACGAAGCGCCTTCCCGAGCTTGACACGGCCTCGGGAGGGTTGCTTCTATTCGGCACCTGATATAATAGTACTAACGACGACCACGAAAGGACGGTGCCAAATGACCACAGCCACGATCTCGCCCGCGAGCTCCGCGCAGCTCAGCTTCATCGAAAGCCTGCTCGAGTCCCGCGCGGTCGACCCAGTTGAGCTCGACGTCATCCGCACGAACTTGCCCTTCATGTCCAAGAAGGACGCAAGCCGCTGCATCGACATGCTCAAGCTCAAGCCCTTCGCGCCCAAGGACGCGGCAGTGCCCAGCGAGCTGCAGACCAAGCTCGCGAGCATTCCCAAGAGCAAGTACGCCATTCCCGTCGAAGAGCTTGAGTTCCTCGAGCTCGACTCGGCCGGCAGCATTCACGGCGACCTGCTCTTCCTCGAGGTGCGCGAGTACATGCACACGCTCTACATGCGACGCCTCACCGGCTCCGTCGGTGCATTCACGCGGCACAAGCTCACCAAGAACGACACCATCACGCTCGTCGACCTCATCGCCCGCGACCCGTACAAATACGCAAAGCTCTTCGGGCTGCACTACAGTTGCTGCGGTAAGTGTGGAGCCGAGCTCACCGATCCCGTCAGCCGTAAGTTCCAGCTCGGCCCCGACTGCCGAAAGGTATTCGGGCTCTAAAACAGCTCAACGCTCGACGACTGACCCCACCCAAACCAGGGTGGGGTACAGTCGTTAGCGATACGATACTTCACCAAGGAGGTGACATGAAATGAACGAGAACGCAGCTGGCTACAAGCTCTCCATCACCAAGCCACAAGACCGAGGCGATGACATCACATTCGTCACGTACGTTCGCGCAGACGAGAAGCACGGAGTCAAGCGAATGTACGAGCAGGAAGGCTGCGCCGTCGAGGTCACCGAAGTAAGTGCAGAAGAGATTCAAGAAAAACTCGGAGACTAGCAACAGCTAGTCGTCAACGCAAGGACGCAACGACAGAGAGAAGGAGAACAGCTTATGTGGCTATTCACACAAGACGGATTCATTAGCGCGGTAGCGCACCGAGACAAGATCGGTGTCATACTCGTGCGAGCGCGCGACAGGCAGTCGCTCGACTCACTCATTGACTACTGCAGTTCGCCAGACCTGCCAAACGAAATCCATCACACGCCTCGAGCGGACTACCCTTACCGACTTGAAATTGACCGCTCGCAGTTCGCGCGGTGGCTCGTCGATCAGACATACGAAATCGACTACGACAACTTCAAGAGCCGAGTACACCACACACGCGGTGACGACTTCGAACTTCCACTTCACCAAGTCTGGTCAATCATGCACAGCGTCGAAGACGTCGACGCACGCCCACCACGCCGTGCCAAGACGACGGCAGTCTGAGCTCGCCTTCGCATGAACAAGCTTAAACGCTGAAGGCGCGAGCGCCCGTGCACCTTGCGGGCGTTGTCCCTGTCCCCGAGAGATCGGATACTTATGAAGAACACTGATAGCAATAGACAGAGCCGAACGCTACTGCTAGCGTTCAGCATCGCAGCAATCATTGCGGCGACAATCTTCTCAGTAACCTCCTACTACTCGCACAGCAGCAACGCATCCGCAGCGACACGCGCACCAATCGCGAAATCAGTCGCACAGACGACAACGACAGCCACGCCTGCGCGGTTCGACAGCGCAACCGACTCAACGACACAGGCTGACAAGCCAAAGCCAGAACCAAAGCCACTAAACCCAAAGCCAGCGTGGAAATGCAAGAACCAGCTTGCGAAGACGCTCTACGCGGCAGGATTCACCGGCTACTCGCACCAAATGGCATGGGCAATCACCATGCGCGAGTCCAAGGGACAAAACCTGGACGAGAGTTCGCCCTGGTACTCAGGCGCCCTTGGTATCTGGCAGATACAAACTTCCGCGCACTCCGGTAAGCACTGGTGGTCGCGCGGTGCAATGCTCGACCCATACACTCAGTCGCGCATCGTCTACAAGCACATGACCAATAAGGGCAAGTATTGGGTTCCTTGGGGGCTCAACCCTGACGGTTCGCTAAACGCCAGCCACTACGGCGGGTGGTCGTCATGGCACCATGAGAATTGGATCATGGCTCCGTTCCGTCAGTTCATGGGTCAATACCCGTGCAAGGACACTCCGCCAAAGAAGAGCTAGCCGGCGGTTACCACAAAGAGAAAGGGTCCTCGAGCTTTCGCTCGGGGACCCTTTCCTTTGCGGGTAGGTTAGATGGCTTCGATTCGGTACTCCGAGATGTCGCGGCCGGTAAACCGGGCGAGCTGCTCGCGCATCGCGGACATGACCTCGCGTGAGCCGCGGCCAAGAACGTCGCCTTTGAGGGTGAGTGCGTACATGTTGTCCTCCGTTGTTCGTCGTTGTGGCTTGCTGATGTTTCTATTATACTCTGTCTGAACTCCAAAGTAAACCAGAATTGCCAAAAAACTTGAGTTGTTATCTCTCTGTTACTAACCATAAAGAGAAGGGGCGGAGCTTTCGCCCCGCCCCTTCGCGCCTTCCCGCGAGCCTACCAGAGCTCGATGCCGTGGATCCGCTGCCAGCCGAGCTCCTCGACCTCGCGGAGGACTGAGCTCACCGAGTGAACACCGGCCGCCTCGATCTTCGCGACGTCGCCCCAGCGATCGAAGCCCCAGATCGTGACGTTGTAGAGGCTCGCCTTCGTGGCGGCCGGCTGGCTGGTGGTCTGTGCCATGGTCCTGTCCTTTCGTCGTTGGGCCGTGCTGATAGAACTATTATACCATGACTCGAGTTCAAGCTCGCACTCAGCCGGCCACAGTTACCAAACCGTTACTCAGCTTCACAAAGCCTCACCAAGCTCGAGTGACCGTATAATCTGAAGCAATAGCAGTACGGTAACCAGAGAGGACACTCGAACCGTGGCAACCCCTAAGGCATCCAAGCCTGCCGCCAAGAAGCCGGCCGCCAAGAAGCCAGCTCCCAAGAAGGCAGCAGAAGCCAAGCCAGCAGCTAAGAAGCCCGCGGCAAAGAAACCAGCAGCTAAGAAGCCAGCCGCCACCAAGAAGGCAGCCGCGCCTCGCAAGGCAGCAGCGAAGAAGGCAGCAGCTCCAGCTCCAATCGAGCCCAAGCCCACTGGGCGCATGCGGCAGACCTGGAACAAAGTTCGAGCATACTTCGGGTTCTAGCTCGATACCATCAACAACGAACGCACCGACACCGCCGACGAGAGTGAGCAAGCGCGGATGAACGAGCACACCACAGACCAGACTGAGGCTGCGGCTGAGGTCGAGGTAGCTGATGTAGGGCAGCCAAAACCTCGCGCCAAGTCCAAGGCAAGCACAAGCTCCGAGTACCTTGCGGACCCCAACTCAGCTCTTGATGTTGCAGGCGAGCCCGAGGACGCTAAGCTCGAGGCAGACGCCACGGAGCCTGAGTCGCAGCCTCAGTCGACTGCGGCAACTAATACGGACCCTGTCGTATACCCATATGCGGTAACCGGCGATCGCGATGATGTCTACTTGGACAAGTGCGTTGTCAAGAACAAGTTCAATCGCAAGAGCCTAACCGTTCATCACCTGCAGCGTCGACTTGTCGAACTCGGCTATCCGACAGCTGCTGATGATCGTGATGGCTACTACAGCGATGGCACCATCGACGCCGTGGCGTCATGGCAGACAGACAATGACCTCGAGGCAACAGGCATTGTCGACGCTACAACATTTCAGGGAATCTTCAACAACGATCCCATCGTGATTGTGCACGCATAGCTAACACACAAGCACACAGGCAAGGGCGCTTACTCGAAAGGGTGAGCGCCCTTTCCAATTCAACAAGCCAAGCTCAACTCAGCCCAGCTACACAACTACCAAGCTCGACTAAGCTCAGCTCACCAACCAGCTCACTCAGCTACACAACTAACATAGCCATCGACACTCAACCAACCTGAACAACAATCACCTGCTAGCTTACCAAGCTCAAGCAACAGGACAAGGCAGGAGGCAAGAACACAAGACAAGGAACCAACAACAAACATCAACAAAGATAAGAACAACAAGTACAAACAACAAGTACAAACAATAAGTCTTATCTAAAATAAGAATTCTTAATTTCCTGCAGGGCCTTCTTTTTTGGAAACGTTTCTTAAAGCGCTCCAAATATACAATTTCGCTCTCTCACGCCAAAGCCACCTAACCTCAGCGTACTCTTCGTCCTCCTCTTTGTACAACTCCTCTCCGCCGCAGGTTACTTCCTTCACCGCAAAGCGCGTGTACACTCACTGCAAAGAGTGATATGGTGGCACAGTGACTGAGCGCGCCCGCACATCTGCACGTCGCGCGCCTCTACCTTCCACAGAGTGCGAAGTTCTCGCCGCGCTTTCCGGTGCAGGGCTGCACGCTCGTGTTCGCGCGCTGTACGAGGCGGGCTGGTCGTTGAGCAGCATCGGCGACGCGTTTTCTCCGCCGCGAGCTCGCACGACCGTGCGCTCCTGGGTGAACGCGGACACGTCACCTGTCGAGGCGCTCCCTCTCGTCCCCGCTCCTCCTCCCGCGTCGGTCTCAGGTTCGCAGCCTGTGCCCTCTCGCGCTCGTGCTCTTGCTCCTGGTATTCCAGAGCACGCGCGGCAGCGAATCTCGGCCTTAGCTCCCGTGGCAC